GATGGTGATGTAGGAAGTAAATATGCAAAAGAAGTTATGGATAATGGTTGGGTTAACGGTAATCTTAAAACTCCAAAAATGGATGCCGTTATTGATTATATGACAGAGATATTAGAAGAAGACCCAAACAATAAAATTGTATTGTTTTCATTTTTTAAGAAAAATCTTAAGTTATTGGCTAATGGTACTAAGAATCTTACAAACTCAGTATTGTTTACTGGAGACATGAACTCAACTGAAAAAGATGCAGCCAAGCAAAAGTTTACTAAAGACCCAAACACACGTTTGTTTTTATCCTCAGACGCAGGTGGTTACGGTGTTGACTTACCCCAAGCCAATTACCTAATATCTTATGACCTTCCGTGGTCTGCTGGTAAATTGGACCAACGAGAGGCAAGAATTATACGGTTATCTTCACAACACCCTCACGTTACAATTGCATCATTCGTAATGAAAGGGAGTATTGAAGAAAGGCAATATGAAATGCTTCAACAAAAAAGAGGAATTAACGAGGCATTTATTGACAAAGGCTACGATACACAAGGTAGATTTGAATTGACACTTAACTCATTAACAGAATTCCTACAACACTCGGAGGTGTGACATGGAAAAAGAGTACGATAAACAGTATGTAAATACTCCTGAATATGACGAACAATATTTAACAAAACTTGTAGAAGACTTTGTTTCACAAAAGAAATTGTTGTCTCAATTAGAAACCAGGGTTGACAAACTTAAAAAAGAATTAAGTACCGTTGTTGAGCAACATGGAACTCCAGACGACAGTGGTCACATTTGGTTGAACGTTGGTGGACACGAATTGAAACGTGAACGTCGCGTCAGCAAATCATTTAACTCAACACAAGCAGAAGAGTGGGCACGTGAACAAGGACTATGGAATGACGTAAAAGAAGTGATTGAACGACTTAGTGAAGACAAACTTTTAGAACTGGCATGGAAAGACAAAGCACTTCTTCCAACAGTTCAAACATTTTACGTAGAAAAAGAAACGTGGGCATTTAAAGCGTGAAAGACCCGTTAGATTTTTTTAATGATTTGCCCGATTACCCTGGTGGTCGCACACCAAAAAATAGGGGTAAGAAGGTAAAAGCAATTGCCGATGATAGGTACAACGGGGCAAAACCCAAGAAGTACGTAATCAACGGTAAAGAGGTATTGATGTTTACCATTGGCGATTTAGCCAAAGCAATAGGTAAGCGTCCTTCCACGTTGCGAGTTTGGGAGCATCGTGGTTGGCTTCCCAAAGCCAAATACCGAACACCAAAACCTGTGAAGCAACAAATTCCAGAAAAAACTTCACAAGGTAGGAGGCTTTACAGTTTAGAGCAGGTAGAGTTTCTCCTAGAAGCAATGGACCGTTTTAAAGTACGTGAAGTTAATCACGGAGATTGGAATGGTTTTAGAAAACATATCAAAGATAATTGGCCTCAATAAACACACAAAGGAAAAATACAATGCCAAGAAATTATGACGTAGTGGAATTAACACCAAATACAGAACAGGACACACCTGTTAAAGAAGAAGCAACTCGCAAACTACTTCGCGGTGGTTGGCAACAAGTTGATGTTTTGAAAAGTGCAGACTCTCAATACGCACAACGTTTGAAAGTTTCTGAAGACGTTCAAGTAATCAAGTTTTTGGACGACGAACCATTTGCAGCATGGCACCAACATTGGGTAGAACGTGAGGGTCAAAAATCCTTCATTTGTTTGCGAGACCTTGAAGAGCGTGGATGCCCATTGTGCGAGACAGGTAATCGTCCTTCTCAACGAATTGCATTTAACGTTGCATTGTTGGCTGTAGGAGCCAAACCAGTAGTTCGTTCGTTTGAAGTAGGACCACGAGTTGTTGACCAACTTCGCAATTTGAACAAAGCGCCTCAAACTGGTCCATTGACCAAACACTATTGGGCTGTAAGCCGTACAGGTAAGGGAGCAACAACTGCGTACAACTTGCAGGCTATTCGTGCTCGTGACCTTCAAGAAGAGTGGAAGATGGAAGAAATTGATGAAACTCTTATGTCGTCGTTGCGCGAAGACCGCTATGACGCAAGCATTATGAAGGTTCCTACATACGCAGACTTGCTTTCAGTCGCATCAGAAGATTTAGGGAAATAGATAATGGGGAGCGTAAAACCTCCCATTATCACAACCTTAGAAGAACTTGATGAACTTATTAGCGTTGTTAATGAGGTTGGGGCGTTTGCTTTTGACGTGGAAACACAATCAGTACTTGAGCATCACCCTGACCTATTACAACACTTAGAAAAGGACTTTCAAGAGCATGTTAAGGGTTTAAAAACCAAAAGCCCTGACATTATTCAAAGAGCACATGATAATTTGGTGGAAGAATACCTTAAAGAGATAGCAGTAAATCCTTTACGCAATGAAGTTTTTTGGATTGGCATTGCAACTAAAGGTCACTCATGGGCAATACCAATGGGTCATAAAGTTGGTCCATTGTTAGAAGCAGAAGAGGTGGGAGACGGAAGCACAGTACCACCAGTTGGCTATCGTAAAAAACTTAAAAACGGTCAAGAGTCTATGGCAAAGGCTAGATATGTAAAGCCTGCTGTGTACGCCGAACCAGTAAAACAGTTATCGCGAAGCGTTGTATTTGAACGGTTAAAGCCATTATTTTTTAGCAACATAATTAAAGTTGGTCAAAACGTTAAATTTGATGCACGTTCTATCTCAAAGTATTACGGTGCTATACCACCAGGACCATACGTAGACACAATGCTTTTACAGCATTTGATTAACGAAAATCTAACCAACTACTCACTTGAAACAATCATTGAGAACAATTACAACGGTCACAAAGCATACGAACGTGGTGGAAAACTTGGCAAAAGTATTAGCAAGGTAACTATTGATGACGCTTCTTTGTATGTACATCGTGATGCTCGTTGGACTTGGATGTTGTACACACGTTTGTTAAAAAAAGTAAACGCTTACTCTGACCTTCGTAAAGCCATGACATTAGATAGTCAAGTTTTAGAAGTGTTGATGGAAATGGAAAATCAAGGCATTCCAGTTGACGTTAACAATTTGACCGTTTTAGAAAAAGACTTGGACCAAGAGTTAAAAGAAGTTCATGACAATATTTTAAAATACGCACCAGTTGGTTTTAACCCTGACTCTAATAAGCACAAACAAACGTTTTTGTTTAATAAAAAATCAGAAGGTGGGTTAGGTCTTAAACCATACAAGAAAACTGGAAAAGGAGCACCTTCTGTTGACGAAGAGTCTTTAAAGAGTTTGCAACACAAGCACGAAGTTGTAGCACAGTTATTAAAATGGGCAGAATTACAAAAGTTAAAGTCAACTTACGTAAATGGTTTGATACCAAAGTTATATAAAAATAAACTTCATCCATCTTTTCATTTACATAGAACTGCTACTGGGCGATTGTCGTCATCTAATCCAAACCTTCAAAACATTCCAAGAACATCAAATATTAGAAAACTGTTTGTTGCCTTAGACCCAAACGTTTTATTAGTTGCTGACTACGACCAAATTGAGTTGCGTGTTATGGCTATGTTCAGTCAAGATAAACGTTTGTTGCATGTTTTTGCCAATGACGAGGACATTCACACTGCTACAGCATCTGCTGTTTTTAAGAAAAAACCAGAGAACGTTACTTCTGAAGAACGACAGATTGGCAAAGGTGTTAACTTCTTAACCGCATATGGCGGTGGCTCTATAAAACTTGCACGAGTTACTGGTATTCCAAAACACGAAGCAGAAGAGATATTAAACAATTATTATAAGAGTTTTTACGAACTAACCGCTTGGAAGCGACAAGTTATTTTAAAAGCCAAAAAAGATGGTTATGTATCCACTTTGTACGGGCGTAGGAGAAGACTTCCAGACCTATCTTCAGGCAATGATGAACTAAGGTCTAGGGCTGAAAGGCAGGCTGTTAATGCGATAGTTCAAGGAACTGCTGCTGACATATGTAAACAGGCAATGGTTGATGTGCACAAAGCCATGAGTGGAACAAGTGTAAAATTACTAGTACAGGTTCACGACGAACTTGTAGCAATGGTAAATGAAACAGATAGGGTTGATATTCTTAATCCTTTTATTAACGCTATGGGAGACGGTATGGTTTTGGAAAAAGTGCCAATTAAGGTTTCCCATCAATTTGCCAAGAGTTGGGCAGAGGCAAAAGAATGAGCGATACAGAAAGCGTAGTTGACAAAAGGCTGTTCTATCTGATGCTGTCAATAGGTCAAGGACAAGAGTTTGCTAACTTTATGGGTTTTTCTAACCCATCTAATGATGTAGAACAAGCAGAAATATACGATGTTGCCAGCAGATGGGCATTGTTTGTTAATCAAGGGGTTTTAGAAAGTATTGAAGAATCAGCCAATTGGGTGCTAGACTTTCTTGAGAAAAGTGATAAACTTTCAAACCCCAAAGAAGAAGTGCTCCCATTGTTTGTAGCATATGGAGTTTCTTTATTAAATAAAATGTTAGAAAGTGGAAATCTTTCTATTATCATAGACGAAGACGCATTATTAAATTGGCAGGAAGTAGAAGAAGAAGATGAGTGATTGGTGGGAAAAGAAGTTAAAAGGCGAGAAACCAACGCCTCAACCGATATATCCAAATCCTGTTACGTACAGCAGTCGTCCTGTTCAAACAATAGAAACACAAACAGTTCAACATAATTTACCGCCAAACACCCAGTTAACCACTGGACAAGCGATTAGAATGTGGAAAGGAGGAGAAGCGCATCAACGTGAAGGCAACATGAGGTGTCCAGAATGTGGAAGCCGAAATGTATTTTCACGTGTTGGAAAAGGTTCTAACAGTATGGTTAACGGAGTAGCACCAGCCCCACGTTGTTTTGAGTGTGGTTGGAACGGTAAGTTTTCACAAGCAGACCAATCAAATTGGACAGTATAAAGGGATATAACATGACAGATTACGAATCATTGGCATCAATTGTTTCCGCTATTCAAAAAAAGTATGGCGACGATGTTCTGATTAAAGGTTCAGACATAAAAGAAGAAGTTCCTCGCATAACCACTGGCATTCTTGCGTACGACTTAATGCTTGGTGGAGGTTGGCCTCTAAACCAATGGTCAGAAATTATTGGCGAAGAATCATCTGGAAAAACAGCCCTTGCATACAAAACTATTGCTGCTAATCAAGCAATCAATCCAAATTTTATTGCTATGTGGATTGCTGCTGAAACATACGTTCCTCAATATGCACGAGCCATTGGAGTTGACTTAGACCGTTTGTGGGTTGTGGAAACTAACATCATGGAGCAAGTTTATGATTTGGTTATCAAGGCTCTAGACAATCGCGCTGTTGACATGATTGTTATTGACTCACTTCCATCTTTAGTTCCAGGAGATGAGTCAGAAAAAATGATGGAAGAATTTACAGTTGGGTTAGGTGCTCGTTTAACTGGAAAGTTCTTTCGCAAGTCATCAAAGGCTCAACGTCGTTCTTTGATTAATGAAGACCGTCCATGCACTGGTTTGGTGATAAATCAATGGCGTGAAAAGATAGGTGTCATGTGGGGAGACAATAGAACTACACCTGGTGGTAAAGCCAAAAACTTTCACTATTTTAGTCGTGTTGAAGTAAAACGAGATGAATGGATTAAAGAAAAAGAAGAAGCCATTGGTCAAACTATTAAGGCTCGCACTATCAAAAACAAAACGTACCGACCTCAACAAACCGCAGTTGTTGACTTCTATTTCACAAGTGCTGGTGGCTTTCGTTTAGGAGAGTTTGACGTTATTAAAGACGTTGTAAACATTGGCATTGCCATCAATTTAATTACTCGCTCTGGTCCTTATTATTCATACAATAATCAAAAATGGCAAGGCAAGGACGCGCTTGTATTGGCAATTCGCGAAGATTTAGACCTTCAAAAGAAACTTAAAAAAGAAGCCTTTGACCATTTTAATCTTCAAGTTCCCACACAATGATTCTTGGAGGAGATGGGGAGCATAAACGAAGGCTAAAAAAGTCTCGTAAACAAGAAGAGAAAACTGCTGCTCGTTATAAAGGAAGCAGAAATGCAGGTTCAGGGTCTGGATGGATGAGAAAGAATGATGTAAGAAGCCACGACTTTCTTATTGAAAACAAATTCACTGATAACCTTAAACAGTATTCAGTAAAGATAAAAGATTTAATTGAATTAGAACAACGGGCTATTTTTGAAGATAGGATTCCATTGTTACAATTTGAAATACAAAAGAGGCGATACGTGATTCTAACAGAAGACGATTTTACGAGTATGTTAAATGGCTGAACTAACTAGTGTTGACTTAGAAAGTCTTAAAAAGAATCTTAGGACTAAAGGCAGGTTGTTGCCCATTGTTGCTGCTCAAGTAGAACTTGAAAACAATCAAAACACTCGCGAACGAGACACAGATTATTTACACCCTAGTCAAATTTGCAAACGTGATTGGTGTCCACGTTCATCAATGTATGAAATAAATAAAGAACCAGCAGACAAAGAAAAATCTCATTCGTTTCAAACCTTAAACATTTTTAGAACAGGTCATGATATTCATGAGAAATGGCAAGGATGGTTAGAACGCTCTGGACTGATGAAACAATCAGAATTAGACATCTTTAACGAAGAGTGCCACATTAAAGGAAACGCAGACGGTTTGATTGAAGACTCTATGGGAGAAGCCATACTAGAAATAAAGAGCGTAGGTGTTGGCACTGTTCGTATGGAGAACATAGATTTGTATAAAGAGTACGATTCAGGAACCATAACTATGGACGAATTGTGGAAAAAAATAAGACAGCCTTTTAGTACCCATCTTCGCCAACTTAACTTGTACATGTACGCAACAGGTGTGCATCAAGGAATTATTTTGTATGAGTGGAAGCCAACTCAAGCAATTAAAGAGTTTGATATTACGTACCAACCAGCATTGATTGAACACATTCTTGCTGCTGCTCAACTTGTCAAACAACACTTAAAGCAAGGTACTATTATTGACCGCCCTACTTGGGCAACAGAAGACCATAAAACTTGTAAACAATGCCCTTACAAAACAACATGTTGGAGGAACGATGCTGATAGACGACAGACTGGCGAACAGCCAAGCAATGAAGAACTTTCTGGAGAAGTTTTCCCTTCCAGACAGGCCGAAAGGAAACTTACCAGAGATTCCAAAACATCTTGACGATTTGTCTGATGCTGATTTAATGGAACACTACTCCGAGTTTATGGCTTGGATTACTTATTCTAAAACAGAATTAGTTACTGCTGAAATTACAGAAGAACGTTGTGCTAACGACGTTAAATTAGTAGAAGCAAAGACTTTGATTTTACAATGGAGTGGCGACAAAAACGACACTGTTACATTGGCTAAGGCTCGTCGTGACACTGATGACAACGTTGTAAGTTTGCAAGAGTTACACCTTAACTCACGAGCCTACAGAAAATTAGTAGAGTCAGTTTTTGAACGTTGTGAACGTGGTGCTCAAATACTTTCACGAGAACTAAGTCGCCGCATTAGTGTTGCTCCTCAAGAAAGGCGTTTGGCTAGGTATCAACCATGACAACTGATATAACGGTTGTTCACTCTATTGATGTTGGAGAGGTGCCACCAACACCAACTGACATTTCATACCAACTCCCAGCATCTCACAAAAGTATTAGAGCGTTAAAATATATTATAAATTCTTATGGTCATTTAATTGGATATAGCCAAGAACAAAATGGAAACTTGATTCATAACATTGTTCCACTTCCACAACAAGCCTTAAATCAAATTTCATCATCATCTGAAACTGTTCTGGCTTTACATACAGAACTTGCCTTTCACCCATACAAACCAGACTATGTATTTTTAATGTGTTTACGAGAAGACCTATCGGCGTTGACAACTTATGCCGTTCTCAGTGAAATTTTAACTAATTTATCTGAAGAAACAAAATCAGTTTTACATCAACAATGGTTTACAACAACCATTGATTTAAGTTTTATATTAAGTGGTGCCATTGACAAAACAATTCCAACAACCATACTAACTACAACAGATGAAGGCACAACCTTTACATACGACGAGGCTCTTATAAAACCAACAAATGAATTAGCCGACGCTGCTTTAAAAGAATTAAAAAACGCTATTAACAAGAGCATTCGTTACGTAGCATTGGAAACAGGTGATTTGTTAATTTTAAACAACAAAACAGTTGTTCATGGAAGGAATCCATTTAAACCTAAGTATGATGGAACAGACCGTTGGTTGCAACGAGCATTAGTAATCAAGGAGAGACCTCCATCTATGTTTATGCAAGATTCAGTATGCACCTACACGTTTGAAGACGACAATGGGCAATAAACATAAAGCCAAAGGAACAGCGTTTGAAACGTTGATTAAAGATTATTTAATATCTAAAAACTTTACAGAGGCACGTAGAGCCGTTTTAGCGGGAGAAAACGACACTGGTGATATACACGGAATACAACAAGAAATAACACTTCGTAATGCTTGTTTACAATGTAAGAATCAAAAGAAATGGGATTTAAGCGGTTGGTTGGATGCAACCATTGAACAAGCACGTCGCTTAAAGAATGCCCTTCCAGTTTTAATTGTAAAACGTTCTGGTAAAGGGGCAAAATCAGTTGGAGATTCATACGTTGTGATGAGGTTGGATGATTTTGTAGAACTGCTACAAGAGGCTAAATACAAGTAATCTATATAAGTCACAAAACGATTTATTAGGAGTATTATGTCTCAAGAACTAAACGCAAACATTGATGATTTTCTAAAAGTATCTGGAAGTAGTAGCCCACAAAGTGTTGGCTCTATTATTGCCCGTGCTGTTAATGCAGGACAATACCCTAAGATTCGCGCCATTGGTGCTGGGGCAGTAAACCAAGCAGTAAAAGCATGCGCTATCGCTCGTGGTTTTGTTGCACCAAGAGGATTAGACCTTGTTTACATCATTGGATTTGATGATATTATTGGTGAGAACGGTGAAAACATCTCAGCAATATCATTTAAACCCGTAGTGAGGTAAACATGGCAACGCAAGATAGAGCAGGAAATGCTTATGGTTCTCCTGCCCAAGCAAAAACAAATGCACAACGTGCAGGTCGTGTACCCACTCAATCAGAGTCTGACCAACATACCATTGCACATGCTGATGGTTTTATAGGTCCACGTATTTCTGAAATATATGGAAAAACAGGTTCAATGGAACCAAAACAAGTAGTCCCGTATCAAACAAAAGACGGAAGACAGTATCTGCAACAAGACCCAGGTTTTACAACATCGGGATTAACCGCAGACCGCATGGCTCATTTAGACAAAACCGTTGGTCATGTAAAACCTAGAATGTTTCAACATAAAGGAACTGGAACCATTGTTGAACAATGGCATAATTATAAAGGTCAACCTAAAACAAACCAATTTGGAACGGCTGCAAGTGGAGCAAGCGTAAATATTCGCAATGATAGTTCATTAAGTGGGGAAGCCCACACTCGTGGTATTGGAGATGACCTAAACCCGAAAGATTACACAGATATTACTGACACAGTGCGTGGCACACAAAGTTATAAAAATTCTAAAAATCGTTAAGCATGGCATCAATGTCTGAAGGTCGTCGCAAACCAGGGTCTCGTAACAAGACTCGTTACTACCGAAAGAAGGGACAAGTGCGTCCTGTTTCACCATTTGGTGGAGCCGCTGGTGGTTTTATGGGTGGACCTAGTGCAGGTGGTTTGTCGTAATGGCAGCAAATACTTTTACATCTTGGAGTAATCCTTCTGAACCACCTGGAGTTGGTACTTCTGTAGCATTTGGAAATTCACCAGTATTTCGCAACAACAAAGACAGAATGCTGTCTGGTTACAGGAACACCCCAGATGCACAGTATCCAGACGGATACCTAGGAACAATGTCGTCTAACCGACGACAGGACAAAGTTCTTGGAACACTGAGCAGAATGAATGCTCGTCAATACTCTCGCGGCGTACACAAAGGAGAAAGAATTAATGCAGGAGACTATCTTTGGCCTGATGAGTTTAATAAATGGACTGCACTACAACTACAAGAGCAAGGTCTTAAGTTTGCACCTCCAGGTGCAGAGCCAGTTCGTCTAATGCGTGATGGTAATTATGCTCCTCGTGGAATACCACGCGACCAAGAGAAACCAGAAAATCAAACTAATCCAGAACGTCGTGCAAAATTAAAAGTTCTTGCACCAGCGTGGAAATAACTTTTAAGTTAAATTTGTGGATATAGATGAAATGGATGAGGACAATCCAAAAACAATATCTCGTACTTCTAAAGTACAACGACGTATTGCTAGTACTTTAATTAGACCTAAATCTGCTTCAACTGGTAAGCAACGTCAATTACTACAACAAGACAGAGCAGTACGTCCTGAAGATTTTTCACAAAGTATTACTAATGACCAGCGTGTTGCTCAAAATAGAGATAAAAGGTTGACAGAGGCAATGCAGAACATAGAGATGTATGATTCTGTTATTCCTCGTGCGGAAGCAAAGATTGTTGCAGCGCGTCAAGATAATCCAAACGAAGCAAAATGGTTACAAAGTTCGTTAGGTATGCTTACACATAATCGGAATATAGCAAACGACGAAGTTAAAAGACTAAAAACTCCTCCAAAACTTTCTCAAACTAACAAACATGTTTGGATGGCAGCCCTTTTAGGAAAGAACGCAGTTGGATATGCTCTAAGTGATTCAAATCCTGCAATGAGTAAAGAAACATCAACAAGAGGTATAAATACTCCAGATTTTGAAACTTCAAGTGGTCCTCAAGTAATATATCAAGCAAGTGATTTGGGTGAAGCAAAAGCAGTAAATCGTGCAAATAGCCGAACTCTTAATCGTAAACAACGAATAAAAGAAAAGATTGCTCCATACCGTGCAATAGTTCACGAATTAGGAGATGCGTACGGAGGTCACGAAGAAGGAGGTTGGACATATGAAACAGGAACACCCGTACATACCAGCCGTGGTTTTGTAACTCAACGTGGTGCTGCTAAAGAAGCAGACAAATTAAGGACTAAATACACACGTAAACAACGCTCTATTCTCAACATGAGTCCAAGTGATGTATATGCAATGGATAAAAGCGACGGTGTATTTGAAAATTTAGAATATACAGACAATTGGGCAGATGCAATGGGTGTGCCATCAAGGTTTTATCAAGAACCATTGGACGAAGATTACGATTACAGCCATTTTGGACAACCTTCTAAAGATTACAGGGTCAGCGTAGGATACGGTAAAATTGGTGCATACCCTAAACAACGTCCACATTACGAATAAAAGGTAAAAATGGAAGCCAAAATTTACAACCTTGATGAATACCGAGCAAGGAAAACTAAAGCAATTAAAAAAGAAAAGAATGTAAATACGGCTAATCATCCTTCTCGCAGGGTAGACCGTCAAAGTACCTTAGATAAGGTAATTAATAAAATTGGTGATTCCGTTGGTTTCCCAAGAACTTCTGTGCTATTTACAAATTCAGAAAATGATATTAGTCAAGACACCGACCCTACACCTCCACAGGGTATTGAACGACCTCAGCAATATGACCAAGAAAAAGATGAGCCTCAGTTCTACGACCAAGACAAAGATAAGTAATGCCTGATGAACTAACTCCAGAGAGACGCAACATTGAAGAGATGCGTCGTTTTCAAGCATTGGGAACCAGTGCTAATCGTAGAAGAAGTGCTCTCTATTTACAAAATATTGATAACGTACTAGAAGAGTACGAAGACAGCGATTCTGCTCGTGAGTTGGCAAAAGCAAAAAACACAGCAGAAATAGAAAAGATATTTCCAGGCGTTGAAGAAGATGAAAAAACACTTTCTGGAATGTACGAACCAGATGTTCGTCATTACGCTCTTGGAAAAGAAGTATATCGTGACAGACGACCAGATGTTGAAGAAATTATATCTTATCAACACATCGCAGGACAAAGACCTGCTCAAGAACAATTAAAAATGTTTCCAAAATCAGAACCTGATACTGTAAAAGGGACTGGTCTTCCAAATCACAAAATACAACGAATTGATTCAGACGCTGATAACGACACCCCAGACTTTGGTACGGAAAGAGATGAGAGAGATTACGCAGGTTTTGAGGCGTTTCCACTTGATTCAGAATTTATGCCAATAGGCTCAGAACGATATTGGAATCATCTTGACAATTATTCTCGTACTAACATTCTTGAAAGAAATAGGGCAAGAGAACAAAGGCAACAAGAACGAGAAACTGAAATAGAACAAAGAAGAGAGAGAACTAGGAGAAGGCAAAATAGCGGAAGTAGAAACCCTGAAGCAGGTCCAGTTAGAGACATTCGCCGCGCCGCACAGTTAATGGCTGAAGGACAACCAGCACGCGCTGGTGGAACAAGAGAAATAGGAACGCACAGTTTTAGAGCAAGACCAGAACCTACCTACCATACAGGGCGGTTGCCAAGAGAATTAAGTCCAAACCTTCGTAACCTTGAAACTGATTTTACTGTTTATTCTTACAACACACCAATTGCTTGGAGAACAACATCAGGTCATTGGGAAGTTCCTAACGTTTCTTACTCTAGAACTACTCAAAGACACCAAACTGCTATTAGAAACGCATTGAGCAACACTCACCACTCTCCGTTTAGCGAAGCACGTGAAAGAGTTTATAACCTACAACAACAACATCGTCAACAAGGAATAAACCTTCCATCAACTAAATATCACCTTAACGTAGGCTTTGAAACGTTCTCACCTCATCCACCATCAGAAGAAACAGTAAATGCAATTGTTCAAAACCATATTGAACAGGTAATAAATCCAGCCATTGAACGAAGGCGCAATAGCCGAAATTTTCAAAGGCAACAACGAAACCCAAATCAACCAGAACTACCATTAAATGAAGTAAACTAGTAATATGGCATCTAAACCTTGGGCTTCTAGACAAGAAATGTTGGTTGATATTGCTTTGGAGTCAGCCATCTCAGACCCAGAAACTATCCGCCAGATTAGACCAGTAGTTCCTCAAGAGTTGATGCCAGAGCGTTACGGGTTTGCCAAACGTGAATCGGGTATAATGGACGTGTTGTCTTTACAACGTTACAATCCGACGTACCGTTCTTGGGTTTCAGGGGCGCCAGTTATGTTTCGTAACGGTTTTATTGACGACAGTTTTGAAGGTTCCAGTCGTTATTCAATGCAAAGTCTGTGGGTATAAATGCCAGTTAATCCATTTCAAGCAACTGCCGAAATGCAGTGGGGCGGTTACGAATCAAAAAAATCGTACCGTGGTCAAGGGCAAATGGGCGCTGGAAGTCTTTCAGGTCAAGGTCATAGAAGCAAGGGTTGGGCACCAGCAGCACCTGAAGCAACATTATCACAACCACGAGCGGAGGGCAGAATGCCACAAGGTAGTGCAGATATCAAACGTCCTAACTATGGGGCGCAGACCAGTGAACAACCACAAAAAGGCAGTCGTCGTGCCTCATTTGGTGGAATGGGTGCAGGTGCAGTAAAAGGTGGAGGCAGTGGAATGACTGCTGGCGGAGATATTAAATTTGATTTAAGTATTGGTAAGACTGATATGCGTGGTGCTAATATGCAGGGTGCTCGCGTTGGTGCTTTGGGAATGGGTGCTAAAACTTCAGACAGTAACCTTGGAGATATTGACCAATCACAAACATTTTCTCCAAGTACTACCTCTAAGGCTGGCTCATCACGTGGTGGTGCTGGAGCGTCTGGACGTGGTGGTGCTGGAGGGTCAAAGGCTGGTGCAGGTTCAGGTGCATCAGGTGCAGGCGGAGCAGGTCGCGGAGGTGCAGGCGGTAACGCTGCTCGCGGTGGCGATACAGGAAGTATGAATACTAACATGAGCGGTCAAAGAATGGGAAGTCCAGTTTTAAATATTGGTAGAAACAGGATTGACAGTGACAATATTAAGCGAGAAAGCACTACCCGAACAACATCAACAGATGTTCGCGCATCTGGTAGTGGTAAAGCAAGTGCCGATACTAAGTCTGTAGACGCTCGTAAGAGTGTTCCAATGTCTAAAAAAGGGAAAACTGCTAAAACAGAAACAAAACCTGCAGAACCTACTAATGCTTCTACACCAAAAGAAGAACCAAAAGCAGAGGCAACAGGAAAAGAAACAATTAAAGAAAAAGCAAAAAAGTCAGTGGCAAAGGGTGCTGCAAAAGTTGCGGCAAAAGCAACTGCTTCAACAGCAAAAACTACTTCTAAAAAAACTTCTAAAAAAGAAGAAGAGGAAAAATAATGGCTACTGACCATCGCGGAAATCCGATTAACGAAAACAATCTTCCTAAAACTACTAAAGACCGTATGGGGCAATTATTATATACGCTTCCATCAGACGACGAGATGACACCAGAAGAGGAAGAAATAGCCGAAAGAAAATCGCAAGCATATATGAAAGAAATGGAAGACTACTACAGACCTACTCCTTCAGAACGAGACCTTTCAAAAGATTCTATGATTGAAAACGACATAGACGATGACAAGTATTAATAGATACTTAAGTAACAAACAAATATAGGAGAAATTATGGCAGTAAATGAATCCCGTTCAATGAACAGAGACATGTTGTTGGGCGCAACAGATGGTAAGTTTAAGAGTCTTACACCAAATCGCGGTGGAGAAGTAGACCCAACATCTTCAGCAAAGCGAGCACATGAACTTCAACTTCAATACAACGTAGTTGACCGTTCCGAACTTGCAGACATGCCTTCAGCACAATACGGGCGTCGTAATTAAAAAGGAAGTTAACAAATATGGCTAGAGGGAAATCTGAAGAATTTAACCCAAAGCGACGTCCTCGCAATCCCAAAGACCCAATTCCAGACGATGAACTAATGGATAGGTTAAAAGAAGCATTTCCTGGTTCTGAAGAAATTAAAGACGAGCCAAAAACTCCACCTATTGAGGATTGGGGAATGGATTGGTCAGAAGATGACTAAGAAAAAAGAAAAGAAAGTTTGGGATAAAAAGAATCCTAAAAAGAAATCAGAGAAACTTGATTCGTCTGAAAAAGCAGAAGCAAAGGCTCGTGCTAAAAAAGCAGGTCGTCCTTATCCAAACCTTGTTGACAACATGGCGGTTGCCAAGAAAAAGGGTTAATGCCTCGCAAACGCAAACGAAAAGACGACTTTCTTGCTGCTGCTGGGATGACTCCAGAACAACAGTTTGCTGCGGAGATGAATGCAGCAAATGTTCCAGTGTCTGATTTTGAAGGACAGTATGATTCAGTAGGAACTTACAATAGTCCTGCTGCACAAAGATTACAAAGAATTTTATGGGAATCTCAAATGAGAAAACAAACAGGAATACCCAAAGAAAAAGATAATAATAGCGAGGAAGATACCGATAATGGCTAAATCAGAAGCATGGCAACGTAAAGAAGGAAAAAACTCCAAAGGTGGGCTTAACGAAAAGGGACGCAAATCCTACGAACGTGCCAATCCTGGCTCCGACCTCAAGCCTCCAGTAAAGAAAGAACA